CGAGGTATCTAAAATGATTAAATCCGCATTCGCAGCACTCGCTGCTGCTCCCCTTTTCGCTGGTGCTGCAATGGCAGGACCCTACGTTAACGTTGAAGCCAACTCTGGTTTCACTGGTAGCGACTACACTGGCACCACCACCGACCTGCACGTAGGCTACGAAGGTTCTGAAGGTGCTGTTGGTTACTACATCCAAGGTGGCCCTTCCATCGTTTCCCCCGATGGTGCTGCTAGCGACACCGTTTTCTCTGGTAAAGTTGGCGCAAGCGTTGCCGCTACCGAGAACCTGGGTGTCTACGGTGAGTTCAGTCTCGCAACTGGCGCTAACGGTGCTAAGAACGGTTACGGCACCAAAGCAGGTGTTAAGTGGACCTTCTGATCACTTGATTAGATAAAAATCAGGACCCTCTAACAAGGGTCCTTTTTTATGGTTAAAATTTTGTTAAGTGCTGATATATACCAAGGTTTATCTTTTTCAATCTTAACCAAAGATTAAAGACAAAACCTTCAGACCATGTTAAGATTACATGGTCTTCAACAGACAACAAACACTACTCAAAGGAAATTACTCATGAAAGCAATCGCTCTTGCCGCCCTGGCAATTCCCATGGTGACGGCACCTGCCCTTGCTGGCCCCTACGTCATGACCAAATCTGAACTTAAGTTCACGGACGATAATTATAAGTCTGCTGTAAACCAAGCACGTCTTGGTTATGATTGGAAAGCTGGTGCTCTGAAACCCTATGTCGAACTTGGCGGCGGTGCTAGCACCCCCGATGGCGGCGACACCAAAGGTTTCACTGCTGCTGAACTTGGCACGGCAATCAAACTGACCAAGCAACTTTCTGCAAAAGCAAAGGTTGAAGCAATCCGTTACAGCGCCAAAACTGACTGGAAAGCAGAACTCAGCACCAAGTATCGTTTCTGATGAAATATTTGAAGGTATTACTTCACCCCGTTACTCAGTTCAACCTGTTGGTCGTGGGGTTCTTGATTCTAATTCAGGGACTTCACCTCCATGCTCACCATACAATGGACCTTGATGTTGAAAGTTACGTTCGTAACTTCTGCAAAAAGAATCTTGAAAAATGTGAGAGCATAATTCTGGAGTGATAAATACTTGACAACAGGCCCCACTTGTGTTATGATCTCCATAACCCCGTGGGGTTCTCTTATGTCGGTGTGGCGGAATTGGTAGACGCGCTGGGTTTAGGTTCCAGTGTCCTTGCGACGTGGAGGTTCAAGTCCTCTTACCGACACCTTGGGGAATTAGCTCAGTTGGTAGAGCGCCTGCTTTGCAAGCAGGATGTCAGCGGTTCGAGTCCGCTATTCTCCATCCAAATTATTTTGGTGTTATGCAATTACCATTTTATGATGATTGGTTTCAGTCTAGACTGAATAAAACACGAAATATTTTGGGAGATGATTGGTTTCTGGGTAAAACAATTCTAGAACTGGGTGCCGCTCATGGTGACTTCGGAATGTTTTTCACCAAGTTGGGATCTCAAGTTACTTTTTGTGACGCTAGATTTGAACACTTAGAATCAATTCAACAAAAACTACAAGTCGCATCTAAACTAATTCAATTAGATCAAAACACTGTGTACGATTTGGGTCAGCAATTTGACCTAGTTCTTCATTTTGGTGTTTTGTATCATGTTGAAAACTGGAGACAAGATCTAGCATGTGCATTAAATCATTCTAATTTGATGCTACTAGAAACAGTGGTTCATCCAGATAATACTGTAGAGGATTATTGGGAACCAGGTGGTGGATATCATTACGATGAATACAACTGCTTGCATCCAACCTTCACTGAGGCATCGGTAGAAAAAACTCTTACTGAACTCGGTGCAAAGTTTATACGCTTCGACAATGCCGATCTAAATACTACAGGATGGTTGCATGATAATGTCATTATCCAGAACGTATACAACTGGACTTCTGACAATTATTTGTTATACCAACCGACAGTAAAAAACGATATTGAGTATCGAACTCACTATCGAAGATTTTGGTTAGTTATTAGATGAAAATCAATCTCTGGTATTGTGAAGATATGGGTCAATGGAGATGGACCCTAACTGATAATCGTCGTCCTATTTGCAAACAGGAGTCGGGACAAAGACCCGATCTTAGAGATGCAATGGGAGATGTTGCTAACACTGTAGAATATTTGTTGGGCGATTAGCTCAGCGGTAGAGCGCCTCCCTTACAAGGAGGATGTCACAAGTTCAATCCTTGTATCGCCCATGAAGAAAAAATTCAAAAAAATAATTCAAAAACCTCTAAGGTTTCATCACCAAGATATCCATGAAGAATTGGATATACTAAAAGATCTACTGACAAAAGTTCTTGTAAAACTTGATCAAATTGAAAATGACGGAAAGACTCAATAAAGTTTATCACAGGGAAAATATTTCCTTTGCAGAAAATATTCTGAAGGTTTTAATTGATCCTAATTTTTATACAGCATATCAAAGAACCATGGATTACTATGGGGAAATAGTTACGTCGTTTTCTTCTTTTGATAATGAAAGAGGTAATCCTTTAGAGAAAGTTGTTAGTAACTATATTGTAAATTTGTATGATGATAGAATTCAAGATTTTATGAAGAGAAACAATCTTTATACTAATGGAACTTATTCATGGAATTGTTGGTGGCAGATGTATGATCCAAATGTTGTAAATAGTAAGCACCCTAGACATGATCATTATGCCTCAGGAGAAAATGTAGAATTTTCTTTTGTACATTTTTTAAAAACGAATGGGGATAAGTGTTTCAGATTTATAGGTGATTATGGCGAGAACTATGATTACGTTAACGAAGAAGATGGAGATTTAATCTTCTTTCCTTCTTGGGCAGCGCATGAAGTTCTTCCTGCAAAATCTGGTGTTCGTGCAGTTATTTCTGGTAACATCATGATCACTGAACATAGTTCGTGGTAGACCAATGATTAAAATTAGATGTAAGGATTGTAACGAAGAATTTTTTCTATCTTCTAAACGCACTTGTTGCGGATGTCCTAATAAGACGACTGTAGACGGAGACAAGATTACTGCTATTGATTTAAGGCAAGTAGAAATTATCAAAGTCAATAATGAACTTGTCGATGAAAAAAAGAAATATTTGACATCACAGGATCTTGAATTTCAAGAAAATAGAAAAAAGCGTAAGGTTAAAAAATTAGATTTTGAGGTTCGATAAATGTCTGAGGTTATTGATTTTCCTAGTCTAGGATATGTGATTGATGATCTCCCAGAGAATATTCTGCAAGAGTTATGGGGGCATTTGCGAGACGCTATTGATCAAAAAAATGAAGCAAACCATAAACTTGCTGGAAATATTTCTGAAGAATATTATCTTAATCAGGATAATTTAAGTGAAGATATCTACGAGTATCTTTTCGGTTTGGCAAATGATTATGATAATAGATTTTCTTATTCTAAATATTCAGCACGCACATGCACAGAAGAATTGCCATTGTGCATCTCTAGTATCTGGGCAAATCTTCAAAAAAAGTACGAATTTAATCCTGTACACGATCATGCAGGAATTTATAGTTTTGTTATCTGGATGCAAATTCCTTATGATTTAACTGAAGAGTTGACGCAACCACACTGCATCAAGTCTAATTCTGGAAATGCTAGTTTATTCAATTTTTATTTTACTAGTCATCTGGGAAAGATTATGACTCATACTATTAATGTGGATAAAACTTACGAAGGTAAGATTATTCTTTTCCCCGCAGATTTGAGTCATTCTGTAAATCCATTTTATACTAGTGATGATTATAGAATATCCATCGCAGGTAATATGTCTCTAGAGTCTGCAGACTTTACTAAAGAATAAATACAACAACTTCGATTACACTGATGGAAATTTTTAGTATTGATGAATGGGAAAAAAATTTTGATGCTCTTCTAGAAAGAGTAGAAAATGGGGAACACATAGGCATTGTGAGGGACGATGGAACTGCAGCAGTCTTTATACCTGCTGATGACGATCTTCTAAAAATCTATACAGATCATAACGAAGCGTCCTAACCACTTGACTAAAATTTCATAGTCTGATAGACTAGATGGGTCAACACTCAAACAAATGACACTCACAACTAAGTTCAAGAAAGACCTTCAAATGCTTCGCAGTGCCTCTGATGGCGACATTTTCCTTGACGTGAAGAATCCGAAACTTTACAAAAAGGTGCGTCGGTACTACGAGAATGAAGGAGTGGTATTTTCAGGTGACCCACTTGATGATTATGACATTCTTATGGACTGCCTTGTTCGTGATTTTGAGTCTATTGAGGTTGCATAGTCACGGGAAGACTTTAAAAACGCCCTGGTCGGGATGGTCTTAGGACCCCTGGGTTTCTTAGTTCCTAAAACTAAGTGGTGGAGTCACTATGACCCTCTGGTTTCCTTGTTCCTAAAACAAGGTGGTGCGGATGGGGTTAACCCCGCCTGGGACTTAGTTATTACCCAGTCAAAAAAATAACTTGGCGAGCCTGACAACCTAACCCTAGAGGGAACATGTTTTGCAAATGCGTGCGTAGAGATCGACCTTGGGGATGGTACGAAACCATCGAACAGGGCGATGAATATAAAGTAAAGCGTATTTTTGTAAATCCTAACTCCAGGTTTTCTCTTCAATACCATAATCACCGCTCAGAACACTGGGTGGTAGTTGGCGGGAGTGCTCTTGCACTTGTCAACAACTATGAAGAGCAAATTTATCCTGGTAAACACTTCTTTATTCCACTTGGTTCACGTCACCGCATTACTGCTGGTGATAATGGAGTAATGTTTATTGAAGTGCAGTTCGGTGAATGTCGTGAAGACGACATTGTACGACTAGAAGATGATTATGGAAGAGTAGATTCACAAGACACAGAATAATGTATTTGGTAACTGGTGGTGCAGGATTCATTGGCAGTAATTTTCTGCATTATATGCAGAAGGTTACTAATGAAAAAATCATTGTACTGGATAATCTAACTTATGCTGCAGATATGAGGTTCATTCCTCAAAATTCTCAGTTTGAGTTTGTCTGGTGTGATATTACAAATGAACAGCATGTGGACCACATCTTCCACAAGTATAAACCTAGAAAGGTTTTTCATTTTGCTGCCGAGAGTCATGTCGATAATTCTATTAAGAACTATCGACCCTTCTTGGAATCTAATGTAGTTGGTACTATTAACTTGTTGAATGCCTCAGTTGCAATCGACCTTCATAAGTTTCATCACATTTCTACCGATGAAGTTTATGGATCTCTTGAATATGATGATGAGAATCTTTTCACTGAAGATACTCCTTATGACCCAAGAAATCCCTATAGTGCCAGTAAAGCAGCATCAGACCATTACGTTAAGACGTGGCATAACACTTATGGTCTTCCATACGTTATTACCAACTGCAGTAATAACTATGGACCTCATCAGCACAGAGAAAAGTTGATCCCAAAGGTGATTGACAATGCTTTGCATGATAGAGTGACATACATGTACGGTGGCGGACATCAAATTCGTGACTGGTTGTATGTTCATGACCATTGTCGTGCTATCTGGACAATTGAAGAACAACGGATTTTAAATGATAACTTCAATATTGGTGGTGGATGTGAACTGCAGAATGTTGAAGTTACTAAAAAAATCCTAGACATTCTTGATAAACCTTATTCATTGATTGGGGTTTCTAATAGTCGTCCAGGGCAAGACAAGCGTTATGGTATGAGTTATGATAAACTTACCCAGAGGACTGGTTGGATTCCTCATATGAGTTTTGACTCAGCATTAGAAATGACAGTTGATTGGTACTTGAAGCAATGATTTCACTTTATGGTCCTGGATTTGTTGGCGGAAAGTTTGCCAAAATGTATCCAGAGATTGTTGACATTCAACAGAAGTTTGATAGGTATCCAAGACATAAGGATATCCTGTATTTCATTTCTACAACGCACAACTATCACGTTCATGATGAGATTACTAAGGATGTAGATACTAATCTAAAAGTCCTTTGTGAGGTTCTGGACTACTGTCGTTCAGAGAACATTACATTCAACTTCATCTCTTCTTGGTTTGTGTACGGTAAAACACCCTACATGCCAGCGAAAGAAGATTCTAGATGTGATCCTACTGGGTTCTATTCTATTACCAAAAAGTGTGCTGAAGATTTAATTATGTCTTTTGCCGATACTTATGGTATGAAATATCGTATCCTGCGTTTATGCAATGTCTTAGGTGCAGGAGACAAAAATGCGACCCGCCAAAAGAACGCAATCACTTGGTTGATTAACGAACTGAAAGTGGGTCATGAT